ATGGAATTCCTCTACACCATCTTCACCGTATTTTTTAATCAGGTAATGACCAACGCGCCGTTGCTGCTGGGTATTGTGACCATGCTCGGTTACATCCTGCTCAGGAAGAGCGCGACGGTGATCATCAAGGGCACCATCAAAACCATTATCGGCTTTATGTTGCTGCAGGCAGGGTCCGGCATTCTGACCGGCACTTTCAAACCCGTGGTAGCAAAACTTTCAGAAGTGTATGGCATTAACGGCGCAATATCAGACACCTATGCGTCGATGATGGCGACGGTTGAGCGCATGGGCGAGGCCTACAGCTGGGTGGGTTACGCGGTGCTGATAGCACTGGCGCTGAATATACTGATGGTGGTTTTCCGCCGCATCACCGGCATTCGCACCATCATGCTCACCGGCCACATCATGTTCCAGCAGGCGGGGCTGATTGCGGTGTTCTTCTTCATCATGGGCTACCCGATGTGGACGACCATCTGGTTGACGGCAATTCTGGTGTCACTGTACTGGGGCATTACCTCGAACATGATGTACAAACCGACCCAGGCCGTGACCGAAAACAGCGGCTTCTCGATTGGTCATCAGCAGCAGTTTGCCTCATGGATTGCCTATAAAATCGCGCCATACCTCGGCAAGAAAGAAGAGAGCGTGGAAGACCTGAAACTGCCAGGCTGGCTGAATATCTTCCATGACAATATCGTCTCCACCGCCATCGTGATGACCGTGTTCTTCGGTATTATTCTGTGCTCCTTCGGCCTCGACACCCTGCAACAAATGGCCGGAAAAACCCACTGGACGATTTATATCCTGCAAACCGGTCTGATGTTTGCGGTGGCGATTTTCATCATTATTCAGGGCGTGCGTATGTTCGTCGCTGAACTGACTGAAGCCTTTAACGGTATCTCCCAGCGCCTGATCCCCGGAGCTGTTCTGGCGATCGACTGCGCGGCCATTTACAGCTTTGCGCCGAACGCCGTGGTCTGGGGCTTTATGTGGGGCACCATCGGCCAGCTGATTGCCGTCGCCATTCTGTTTGGCATGGGCTCTTCCATCATGATCATCCCTGGTTTCATCCCGATGTTCTTTTCCAACGCCACTATCGGTGTGTTTGCCAACCACTTCGGCGGCTGGCGCGCGGCACTGAAGATCTGTCTGGTGATGGGAATTGTAGCGCGGCGAACGATTTGGCACTAAATCACGTCAGCTTTGGCACTCGCAAAGGCCGTTTAAAGCCTCGATTTGGCACTGTGCCAAATCATTCGCACCGTAAGAAATCTTGAGAACGGTTAAAAATTCCTGACAATTATTTCACCCGCCCTTTGTCCGTTATCCCCGACACTATAACGGGCCGTCACTGCCTTAATATTTTGGCCAGCGAATACCTTTCGCATATCAACATGATCATTCACTGAGATGATGACTTTACCTGCTATCGAACCAGCGAATGCCGCCATAGCCTGATACTGTTCAAGCCCAAAAGGGACGCCATAGCCCACAGTTTCCCAGTACGGCGGATCAAGATAGAAAAGTGTCCCTTTGCGGTCGTAACGTTTAATAATCACTTGCCAGTCAAGATGTTCGATAACAACGCGATTAAGCCGCGCCCAGGCCGCTGAGAGCTTTTCCTCAATGCGCAACAGGTTGATGGTCGTGTTACGTGTAGCTGAGACACCAAAAGCTTGCCCCGTCGCTTTCGCACCGAAGGCTATGTGTTGAAGGTAGAAAAATCGGGCCGCGCGCTGTATGTCCGTCAGCCGTTCTGTATTCGTGTCTCTCTCCCATTCGAAAATCTGCCGGCTGGTTAACGCCCATTTAAACTGCCTAATTAATTCCTCAAGGTGATGCTGTACGACCCGATACAGGTTCACAATATCGCCATTGATGTCGTTCAACACTTCGACTTTTGATGGTTCCTTCATAAAGAATAAAGCGGCACCGCCGCAGAATGGTTCAACGTAACAATCATGAGCCGGGAACAAGGGCAACAGGTGCTTCGCAAGCCTGCGTTTCCCTCCCATCCAGGGAATTATCGGCGCGTTCAAAATGACCTCCTGATTAGTTCGGGCAATCACATCGATCGGTTTCAACGATCGATAGCGGAATATCGATCTGCGATAACAATTGGAAATTAAAACCAAAATAGCCGCAAATACCTGCGGTTTAATTTCGGTATGTAACAATCACAATTTCCCTTAAGTTCAAACAACGGATGTTAGTAAAATGAAAGTCTTTATTATCAATCTAATACGCTCGGTAGCGCGTAGAAAAAGCATTGAAAATGAATGCATTAAATACAAACTTGACTATGAATTTATTGATGCTGTTGACGGGCGGCTATTAAACCCCTCGGAGATAAAACGACATACGCGTAAACTGAATTATGCCTGTAGACCCGGTGAAATCGGTTGTGCACTAAGCCACATCAAGGCTTATCGCCTTATGCACGAACGAGGCATCAACACCGCGCTTATTCTGGAAGATGATGCAAAACTGACGCCTGAAATAGCGGATGTTTTAACCGAACTCGATAAAGCCGGGAACAGCAAAAAACCGACCATAACACTACTGACAAAAACGTTTCAATATCAGGATAAATGCCTATCCCACATCGACAATAAGCACGGTGTTTACCCTGTAATTGAGGCGTGTATGTCGCATGGCTATGTTATTAATCGTCCTGCGGCAAAGAAGGCGCTGAAGGCGCTTTACCCCGTCTGGATGGTTGCAGACCGCTGGCACCTTTTTAATGAGTATTCTATCTGTGATATTACCGCAATCATTCCCCCCGTTATTGTGCATTCTGAACTGGCTTGTGCATCAACAATAAGCACTCACTCTGAACATGACTCACACATTCAGGCAAAGAAACAAATCTGGGATAAATTGCGAAAAAAACGACCTCTTTCTATCAAGATAAAAAGAATGTTATGGCTAATATGCAAAAGGAATTTCATTAAGATTGTTAAGTGCTGATATCGATGGCCCCAGCATCACTGGGGCCGATGTATCAATCAGATGTGACTACCGCTATCAATTCGGGTCAGACTCTCCCAGAACGTCTGTCAGGCCAGCATCAACCGCTTCATCAATCTGCGCGTCCAGAGTGGCTTTAATCTGTGTTTTAACGGCTGAAGTCACAGCGTCAGAACGTAACGCAGTTTTTACCAGTTCGTCGGTTACGATATCTTTAATATCTGCCATTTTTAAATCCTCGTTTGTTTTTGGAGTGAAAAAGGGTTTAGCCCATGAAAATATGCTCATGGTTTTGTCCTTTATTTTGAATTAGGTGTTTCCGGCCATTTAATATCAGGCGCTGTGTTTAAATCTAAACGATTCAACGCAACGCGATATGTCTTCCACTGTTTGAGCAATGCAGTCTCGTCTTCCGTTGCTGCTTCAATGTCTATAGCGTCCTGAAGCGGTGCTATAGCTGCGTTCGCTGTGAACATTAATGAATCACGCGTAGATGTGGCCTGCGCGATATATTCATCACTTGTATATACTCGCTGGATGATTTTCTTTCCGTCAAATACCCACCCGCCATTGATATCTACGTTTTTGGGAATTTCAGCAACTGGAATTTCAGCAACTGAATTACCAACAGGCCACAACGCTGAGACGTCATTGCTCATTGAAACAATCACACCTGCGGAATCAAAGATGATTTTTAATGTATCATCTGCAAAATTCTTTTGAGATTCATACCAATCTGCTCCGGTTTCATCCGTTGCTACACCGATAATGATCCCATCGGTTTCAACATTTTTCACCGTGAAGTTTTTCATGATAATCATTTTTATTTCCTTTTTATCAGGCTGAACCCGCCGCCACCCACTGCCCATTAATCAAATATTGAAGCTGTCTTACCCGCCATTGCGCTTTGTTGAAGTCAGAACCGCCAGTGCCTGCTGCCCCCGTGAGCAATTCGCCACCAGCCAGGCTAACTACGCCGCCGCTATCATTTGTCGATGCCTGAACTCGCTCACTACCCAGCCTAACGGCTGTTACAAAACTCTGATTACACCAGTTGTAAATATCATTGCGTAAGTCGTTACTTGCCCAATTTTGCACCACACTGATTTGGTCACTTACCCAACTTCTTGGGGCCAGTTGAATAATCGTGTTTCCTCCGTACATCATGTAAGGGTCTTGAGAATTCTGTGAAACAAACCCAGCCTGATTACACGCATCTCCATTTATTCCACCAATGGCATCAGCAGATGGTTTATTTGCGTTGCTGTACGGTTTATTGTCATTGATATATACATCACCGGTCGCTAAATCAACGCGGATGGGGCGGGCATCGTTGTAATTGCCGAACTGATCACCATCAGCGGTCATCATGATATAAAGGCTGTTTTGGTCAAGCCTCCAAAATATGCCGCGATTTCCATTCACCATTCGGAAATTGTTATCGAGTGTAGAGCGAATTTCAGCACTTGTACTCACTATACCCGTTAGGTTCCCCCCCGATGTTGGTAATGCACCAACATCGCCAGCTGTGAGACTGTCTTTTAATGCAAGTTTTCCCAATTCCAGATTTTTATGTGCATCTTCAACGTCCTTGAGATCAGACAGGTTATTTTCCGAAAGCAATGCACCTTTTAAACCCGTTGTTAATACTGCTTTAATCGCCGTTAATAATTGATTGGTGGCGGCTGCATCAGGCTTTAATCCGGCTTCGGTTAAAATACTGATAATTTCTTTTTGCGTGCTTATTTCTGCCGCCTGCATATCGTTCAGCCATTTTGCCGAAACGATAGTCCCTTCAGCCCCCGTTGCCGGGTCGCCATCCTGAAATAAACCGCTGTCTGTATCGATAGGTGAAATTACGTCTTTCATTATGCTGTCTCATCGTAATTAAACACGACCTGCGTATGTGCTGGCTTCAGGTCATTAAATAAGTTTTCAAGCAAATTCTGCCCATACGTCGTTAAACGTTCCCCGGCCAGCGAACTGCCTGCACGAAAATGGTAAACCGGTACTTGCTGGTCTGAAATATTCACAATCCAGACCCAGATAATGTCGGGTGTCCAAATCCGATCCCCGGCACGGCCAATGCCTGCCCGAAAGGGTTCAGGCTCGCTGATGGTGATGTCATAACCCAGCGATTTAGCCAGGTTGATGAAATACGCCCGGCTCAATCCTCCGGTCGCATTCATTGCCGCTAAAACCTGCTGGCGGCGCGCCTGTAACGTCATACCGCTGGTGACGCCAAGCTGGTAAAGACGTTCGTAGTCGGCCAACAATGCCGCAGGGGCATTAAATGGCGTGACGGCGTTCAGCACGTCTTTTGCCTTGCGTTCTGTCGCCGCCAGGGCGTTGGCTTCGGCGCGCAGTTCTGCCCGCAGCGTTTTGGCCTGGTGGTCATAAACACAGGGCGGCAAGAGCGCCATCAACAGGTCAAGGTAGTCATCGCTTGTCATGCCATTTCACCGACGCTGATTGTCCCTGCGCGCACCCATTCAACGGTTGTTGCAGACACTTCAGGCACCACATTTGACGCTGGCGTCACAATCTCATAATCGACGATCCCGGCAATGTCAGACACCAGAGCGCCAATTTGTGAACGTACTGCAATTTCGCTCGGGGCAAGCCGGTTAAAGTAGCTGGTCACGACGCTTTGAATCTGCGTTTTTGCTTCATCCACGCTCAGACTGTCACTTCGCGTGATGTTAATTGTTACGTCAGTAGTGACGACAGTCGGGGCTAAAACCAACGTATTTTTCGCCGTGACTGGACGCTGGTCATCGATGTATGCCTGAACGGCGGCGATAGTGTCTTCAGACGGCAAGCCATCGGCAGACGTAATGACGACGTCAACGGTGCCGTAACCCCGGCGAAGCGGATACACATACGCTTCGCTGACGCCGCTGACGCTTACCGCCCAGGTGTGGTAATCGTATTTATTCCCGCCTGCTGCGGGACGGCGGATCACTTCTAAAAGGCGTGCTAACAGTTCGGTGTCAGTTTCATCTTCCGTGCCCCCCAGCATGCTGGTAATGGTCACTGTGCCATCAACGCCCGAAGGTGTGGTCATCAGCGTTGCGGGGGTGTTCTCTGTCAGGTTTCCCGCCGTTCCGGCGACCAGTGCCCGCGCGGGGACAGTAACGGTGCCATCAGCCCCGATGGTGCCAGCCGCTGTGGTTTGATATGTCGCGCCCGTCGTCAGTAACCTGAATTGCAGGCCTGGCGACAACGGGGTATCAGCCGTGCCGGTAAATATGGCGCTCCCGTCTGCCTTGGTAGACAGTTTTTGAGTGATATTCCGGGTTCTGGCATGTAAGACTAAATAATCGTGGTCAGCGGTGTCAGGGAACATCTGCCGAACAATCCATTTTTGATGCTGATACAACCCGTTGACAGTGCTGGCGATAGCGTTTGAACGTATGGCATTGTCGCTGTCTTTACCCACATCGGCATCGGGAAGCTGGTTACCGATATCGCGTAAAAGCGTTGTGCTGATGTCTGTCAGTGCCGGTGTCGTAAGTGCCACTTTGAACTCTCTTTAAATCACTTTTACGGGGTGCGTGAACGTCTCTTCGTTACCGTTGGCCTGAACAACAAAAATTGTCAGTAAAAGCCATCCCGACTGCGGATGGCTTGCCGTGACGGTGATTGAGGTTGCACGGCCATCGTCAATAATCGGTGCTAACGCTTGCTCTGTGTATTGCACTGCTCGGCGCTGAATGCTGGTCACGTCTTTGGCACGGGCTAAAAGATGCAACTTTGACCCCAGCGTCGGGTCAGCCCAGTAACTGCCCAGCGGTGTTTGCAATCGAATATAAATCGCGTTCGATAACGTGCTGGTTTGTGTGCCGGTGTAGTCGCCGGTTTGGCTGTCAATAAGTGCGTCCATAGGGGACAAGAGTAATCGGAGTTAATGCGGGGGATGACTTACGGGGGCGTAGTGACAAAATAAAAGCGGCACTAAGGCCGCTTGAGTAAGCGATATTACCCTGCTTGTGGGCCTTCTGAAAGCCCATCAGGCGTCTGGTGTTTGTGCCCGCCCATTGGGATGGTTTTTATTACAACGTCGCCGTCAGTGTCGATGGTGCCGTCTGAATGCTTCACGTTGCCGGTAAATGTCGCGGTTGCACCGTTTTCGCCGCCTTTGATGGCCATGCCACCATTGCCGCTGATTTGTCCCTGGGCGATGACCTCCTGGCTGGCCGTCAGCGCGGGGGTCTCAAACGTCGCTGACTCTTCAGCGTTTACGCTGTAACGCTTGCAGTTAACGACATAGTCATCGCACGTATGTTCGATGACTTTGTTGCGTTTTAAAACGATGGTGGCCCCTTCATCCGTATAGATAGCCACTTCGCCGGACTCTAACGCCTGCACACGGTAACGGCTGTTTTCTGTTGCGATAACGATGCCGTGCGTTGTCTTCCCGCCAAGCGGTAACACGACGGCCATCGTGCCAGCCGGGGGAACCGACGTTATCCCATACTGTTGGAACATTTCGATGTCTTCCAGCGTTTCCCCCGCCAGCCCTGACACTTGCGTTGTCTGCACACCATTGTCGGACGTGACGCGTGTTAGAACGCCACGAAAAGCCCGCCGAACGCTGTTCATTGCCCTGGCAATGCGACGATCAATAATCCCGCTGATATCAGCCATTGTTCATCTGCTCCCAGTTATCCCACAGGCCCGCCTTGCCCTTGCGTTTGCGTTTGTGTTTTTTCTTCGGATAGGCATCTGGTAGCCAGACGCCGTCTTCAACCAACGTTAACAGCGTGACGCGCGGCGTATTACGCCCGCCACGGAAACGGCGATGCATCAAAAAATAAATGCCGTCTATGCCGTGGGGTTCGCTTTTGACGTAGACGCGTTGGCCTGGTTCCCACAGCACGCCATCAGATGTGCGCAATCCTTTGACGGTGGCTATCATTGAGAATGCGTTAAGGCGGGCGTCGGCCTGAAGCTTCTTCGCCCTGAATTGCACCTCTGCGTCATCATCCGTATCACCGCACACCTCAATACGCGGACGGTAAAACGTCATTGTGGTATCGGTGGCCACGCTGCGCCGGTTGTGCTTGCCGTCCTCTTTCCCATATCCGTGGCTTTGCGCCAGAACGGTGGTTTCGGAAAAGCGCTCATTAATGCTACGGCGAACGGCCAGCGCCATAAGATTGTTTTGCGGGCCATCGCGCAGCATGGTCAGCGTATCAACAGAAGGGGTCGTGTAGTCAGGGCCGCCGACGTTCAAGGTGCCGTCTGGTGCCATCCACGGCCACAGGCCACACACTTCAGCGGTTTTGGTCAGCGCGCCCCAGGCGCTTTCTCCGGGTTCGATGCTGAATTTTTTCGGTGCTGTGCTGCTTTCGGCCATGATATTAATTTTTGCAATACCGAACGGCTTGATCACCTGGCTAATTACTTCAGTCAGTGACATATCACGCACGGTAAACACCGGGGCCGAACAGTCAACCAACCAGCCAGCAAGGTCACGCCCGGATAATGTAATGGTGTGCTGTTGCGCGCTGATGGCTTGGTCAATCTCGTCAACACGACCTGTCATGATCAAATCATTTCCGGCATACAGTTCAGCTTTAGCGCCTTCAACAACTTCGGCGGGTAGCGTGCCAGCCGAAAGCCCGATACTGACATTCCAGGCATCTGCGGGGGTCAGTAAATCGGAATCCACTTCAAAGGCGATCCAGTCATTGTGTGCCACGCCGCCAACACGAAGCGAAAGCCGGTCATCATTTTGCAAAGGCATTTAGCACGTCTCCGGGTTTCAGGTCGTTCGGGTTTTGCATATCAGGATTAAGGCGCACCAGCTCGTCAGCGCGGGCCATGTCGGCATACCAGTCAAACGCCAGTAAATGAACGTTACAAGGGCGCGTCACACTACGGGTAATAAGCGGGGGCAAAGTTAGAATAAGACTCCTGGCCTGCGTCTGTACGTTGTACGCCAGCGCTTGAAGTTGTCCGATTAACGCATTGTCAGTGTCGATATTTGCCGTCGTGTTTCCGCTGGCCATCGCAGCGTCGATTTTATTGTCAATGACCTGACGTTGGGCTGTGATAGCGTCCTGGATCATCGACCGCACGGTGTTCGTCAGTCGTTCAACTTGCTGAGTTGATAGCGTGGGTTCCGTGCTTTGGGTAAGAAAAATGTCGCTGGCCACTTCAGCAAGTTCAGTGACAACGGTCAGCCGGGTCGTCTGTGTCACAAACAGGCGGTCTGATGCGGGCATGATGCTGGCCCGCGTCAGTGGTGAAGCAAAGACCCCAGATGACGTTGAACCGGTGCTAAAGTTCTGCATGCTGGCCAGCGAATCAGGATAAGCAATTGCGCCCAGGCACAGCGTGTTCACCGCTTCGAAGTCAGACATTATGGTTGAACTAACCAGGCTCAGAGAATCCGTGAAAGTGGTCATTAATGACTTAACATCACTGACAAAGACCGCGGGCGTATCCAGTAGATTTACCACGCCGCCGACCGTTGTTTTAACGTCTTCTTCCAGGCTGGTGATGACGTATTCAGCCGTCGCGATAATGTTGGTTACGCGGGCTACTTCATTTTGAACCAGGTGCAAGGTATTGACGGTATCGGCGAACGCGGACATTGCGCCCCCTAGTATGCCGTCAGTCAGATCATTAATTTTGTCCGTCAAGCTTTCGGCATAAGTTTCGGTAAACAAGGCCTGCTCTGTGGTCGCTTCGATAAAAAACAAATCCACAGTAGCGGCGTTCAGCGGTTCCACTTCGTGCTCGATGCCAACATTTACCAACTGCGCTTTAGGTATCGATCCCCACATAGGGTGAACCAGTTCCCCCGCGCCACGTTCTTTTACTGCCGTTAAAAAGCCTTTTAAACGGGTTTGATAGTCGTTTCCCCAAAACAGCGCGGTGATTCGAAAGGTCATCGCTTTCATGCCCTGGTCTTCAACTTCTGCGCCATCACGATAAGGGAAGGTGTAGGCGACAATGTCCTTTTCAATCTCATCTTTTGTCGACAGACAATCAAACTCAACGCCCCGGAATGAGGCGGTTTCAAGTAAGTCAATGCCGAGCGCCCCGGCAATTTGATTGATGATGCTTGCCATGCTTATTGCCTCCTGCTGTCGCGTTCCATACGTTGCTGAACTGATGCCGCAATGTCATGACCATCCAGCTGAACGGTCAGGTTTATCGGTGAAGGCGCGGGCGTGTTTGTCGCCTCAACAGGCGTTAGACTCGGGGGTAAACTTGACGCTGACGACCAGCGATTCATTTCATTAAGTGCGGGCAAGGGTTCTGTGCCGCCATTGGCTTTAAGATTTTGCATTTTTAGCCGGGCCAATTCCCCCATTTCACCTGAATGTCCCTGAATGCCGTTATAGGTTCGTCCGTCACTCATAGACTGGAGAATACCGACAACGTCGTTGCCCGCTGCTGCCGTGGCATACATTCCCGCGCCGGTCAGTAAACTGCCCGGCTTAAACAGGTTTTTCCCTTTAGACAGGCCATTTTTAGTCACGCCCCAGGCTTTAGATAGCAACCCTTTTGAGGCTGCGCCACCAGCGGCCCCCGCTGCGACGTCCGCAGCGCCACCGCCCAGAATCATGCCGACGCCTGCCTTAGCGGCTGCGGCGGCACCCAGTGCAGTGATGGCCATAGCGGCCCCTGCGGCGGCGGTGCTGACGCGGGGAAACTCTTCAGCCAGTTTGGATCCTGTTTCAGCAACGTTGCCTAGCGCTTTAGATATCGGTGCAACAACATCATTTGAGGCGAACAACTTGGCATTAGCTGCCTGGTGTAACTGGAATTCTGGTTCCTGTTGGATCAACCCAAAATCAAGGTCTGCTGAGCGATGGCCTTCAGGCAAATGGAATTGCTCCATCTCTTCGTCCTGGACTCGCTGGAAGTACGGACGTTGGCGACGAAGATTCAAAAACGCATTTCGGGCCTGCTGGTTTGGGAACAGGCGCGATACATAACCGCCTTCAATCAAGTCTCGCTGGGATTCGATACGGTCGCGCGACTCTTCGTCGTGGGTTCCAGCAAGCTGTTTTGTCAGGGTTTGATATTTGGGGTCATACTTCAGTGCGGAGTCGACAACCTTATTCACGGTGTCTAACGGGGTAAGTCCCGCTTTAGCGTCCTGAACTTCAAGCGCCTGAATGTCGACGCCTTTGCCCCTAATTTTAAGCCGCTTGGCGTTGTTTGACAGGTTAGCTGAAGTCAATTCGGCTAACAGGCTGTTGGTGTTTGTGGCGGCTTCTTCTGGTGAACCAGCCCCCAGCGCTGACGCCTGGAACAGCGCAGCGACCTGGGCATAACCTTTCTGTCCCCGGAAACCGGCAGATTTTGCCGCTTCAAGTGCGCGCGGCATTTCGCTGGCCAAAATAGGTACGTCGACCCGGCCATTCTGTGCCGCTGTTGTCGCAACAGACAGCGCGGTCATTGAGTCCTTTTTAGATAGGCCGAAGTTTTCCGCACTGGCGGCAAGGTTCGCCATTGATTCAGGCGATGAATTTGTTGCCGTCGCGTTCCTCATAACTTCAGGTAAGAATTCCCGCGCGCGGTTAAAATCCATACCGGTTCGGATCATCGCCGTCAGTGCGCTAATCCCTTCATCAGGCGAACCACCTTCACGTAACGCAGTACGCAGCGCCTGATCGATTTCTTTTTTACCTGCAATACGACCAGCAACATCACGGTCTTTAAACGCGATGTTAGACAATTCGGCTTCAGCATGGCTAAGGCTTATCTGGTCGCTAATAGGCTTGCGTAACGTCATTGCACCGGCAACCACACCGGCACCGATGGAAAGCATTCCTTTACCTAACTGACGTTGCTGACGTTCTGCGCCTTCCATTTCTTTACGCAACCGGCCCACGGTAGATTGCATCTTTTCATAAGCGCGGCTTTGTTCATTCGCTGACAGAACGCCGCTTCGCTCCATGCGGTTGTAAGCGGCGGTAGTGCGCATGATCTCACGCTGGATATTGCGTTCAGAACGGATGCCGAGCGTTTCGCGGGCGCTTTGCATCCTGCGAAACTCGTCAGAGAGGGTGCGGACTCGGGGCGATGCATCGTCTTTGAGGGTAATTTTTACTTCTGTTTCAAAGTCGCGAGCCATGCTTACTTCCGGTTTTTGCGTGGGCGGGGTGATCGCCTTGCCGCGCTGGGGCGTTTGCGGCGAAGGCTGACCACTTTTTTATCGTTCTGTTTGGCCCATTCTTTCGGATTCTCTTTCCAGTTAATCGCGTCGAACAGGCCCGCAAGTTCTACAGCGCTAAAGCTTTTGACCCTTTCTTCGCTGAAGCCGTAGCTGGCAAGTCTGACAAGGATGCGTCGGTAGTCTCTAAGCTGCCTTTCAGCGCGTTGCGCTTTTTTTTCGCTTCAGCCTGGGCCGCTTTCAATACGTTGAAATCCTCCAGATCCAGTTCATCGCAAAACAGTTCATACGTGATGTTATCCAGGGGGATATTGCCCAAAGCAATGACCGTGCGCGCAAGTACGGCAACGGTCTGACCGGCTTCAGACACACCGTCTTCAACAACGGCAATTTCATCGCCGACGGTGGAAAGGCGCACGGTAAAATCCTTATGCACCTGGCCATCAAACAGGATGCCAATTTTTAACTGGCCTTCGTGGGTAAAGCTGTGTGCGGTTTTGGTCTGGTTTTCCATGCCTGTTATTCCTCGATTCTATTCAGTGCAAAGGCGGTGATGTTGATGCGTGCTTCGTTGTCGACGCTGTACTGTTCGCCGACGTCGGTCACGAAAACATCCTGGTACGTTGTCCGGGTGCCCGTGTCCGACAGCGGATATTGCGTCAGCTTCGCGCCGACAATCCCGGCCCAGTCGATATCTTTTTTAACCGGTACTACTGCGGTGATTGACAGTTCATAGGTCGCGATGCCGTTGGTGTAACCTTTGGCACGCCCGGTGCTGTTCATGGTTTTAACCAGTTTTTTACCCGTAGTTTCACGCGGGTTAAACTCGGTCACTTCGACCTCCTGGCTGTTCACTTCCAGAACGACTGCGCCCATGTATTCAGTGGCCATAACTAACCCTCTTAAAGCAGATAAATCAGACCCGCGAAGATGTGCAATCCGCGCACAACCGGGGCCGGAATGGTGGCGTCAGCACGCGTGTCGTCCTGCATGTTGCGCACGACCGTTAGCTGGGATTTGTACTCGTCAACGTGTTCGATGATTTCCAAATCTTCCAGCGTATAGAGCACGTCAAGCAGTTCAGAACGGATGCGCAACAGTTTGGCGTCAGTCAGTTTTTCACGCGGGAAGCGCTGACTGATGCGGGTGCGGCACGCAAGACGAACGTAATCGAGTGAGCGAATGATCGTGATGTCCATCAGCGAACGGTCGACCACACCTTCGGCATTTTTCACGTAATTCGAAATGGCCCGCACGATTTGTACCGTACTGCCCACCACTTCAAACGGCGTTAGGCCGTTTGCTAGCGCGTTTTCCTGCTCCGTGCGCCCTGGCCAGTTCTGCTGCCCGGTGATATCCAGCCCGGTCAAGGTCAGCGTGTTCAGCGGTCGCGCCGGGTCGTCTTCAGATGCAATCACAGCGGCGTAAATTGCTGCAATTTCCCCGTTCGGCAACATTGATGCACTGTGCCAGCCAGTGGTCACGCGGGCTGCGTCAACGGTGGTTGTCAGCGTCGTACCGGCTGACAGCGTGCCATTCCAGCCCGTCACACCAATCGCGCCGCGCTGTTCAAGCGGCCCAGATACTTTATCCAGATGTGTGGCCAGGGTTTGCAACGCATCGGTCGTGGTGTACGGCACAATCAACATCGTGTGACCTGCGCTGAAAATTGCCGCCAGTGCGTCATCAATGTCTGGGTCGCCTTCGCCGCCTTTCATTGCTGCCAGGGTGCCGGTGATGCCGGTTGCGCTGGTGTACGTCGCCAGGCCGATTTCATTCGCCGCTGCGCCTTTGTTTTTGGCTGTGACGACAACGGCTTTAACGGTGGTTGGCTTTTCTTCAGTGCTGTCTGGGCCGGGGATGTCGCCGACTTTTGCCGTTAACGGTAAACCGCTTTCCTCATTAACGGCGGCGGCTAAGTCAGCCATCAGGTCTTCGGCTTTATCGCCGCTGGCGACAGCAACAGACACCGTCGTGGCACCGATGATTAAACGCACCTGGCCAGAACTTGTCGCGGTGCCTGACAACAACAGCGAACCGGTTGCCACAACACCCGCGTCGTCGTCTTCGATGGCGACAACGGACAGTTGCAAATAACCGTTAGCTTTCATGGCCGCATCAGCCATGCGATGCACCTGCGAACCACGCCCGAAATAGGTCGCGACATCATCAGAACTGAATACGCTGATGGGCGTCAGAGACTCCACTGCGGTGGCTGTCGTGGTGCGTTGCCCGATGATGGCCAACAGCTGATCGTTAGTCGCCAGCGCGCGCGATGCCATCGTGTAATTAAACTCGAAATACTTACCAGGCTTCTTTGTGGTGGTCGGGATGCCGGTAAAATTCACGATATCGCTCATGACGTCCCCTTGTTTTGTGTAGTGTCAGACTTATCGGCGACGGTTTTAATCGCTGCCGGGGCGGGCGTTGCCGCTTTCTTGGCCGGTGCCAGGATTAAATCGCCTTCGCGCAGACGGCGGCGGTAATAGGTGTTTTTTTCAACCTCAAATTCATCTTTGTCATTGATGTACTTGCGGGCGTTATCTTCGCGCGGCACCTGTAATCCGGGGCGCGCAATGACCTTAATTTTGCTCATTGTTTTTTGTCTCCACGATATCTTCAGCGGCGTTGCTGCCTTGTCCTGGCAAGCGGTATGCCATGCCGGTGCTTTCATGCATAGGCCACGGCTTATCGAGTTTTCCGCCGTAATACTGGAAGGCGTAATCGTCATCCGTGTCGGACTCCGGCGCTGGCCAGCGCTCGTTGTCCAGTGCTTCTTCGACCCAAACGGTATCGAATTCGCAGGCATACGCCGCCAGGGCTTTTTGATTTAACGCTGAGTTAAACAGGTTGCGAACGCGCCCAGGCATCAGCGGTTCAATCTTCAGGCCGAAGTCCTGGCGGGTCAGTAAACGGCGCACGGATTGGATCAACAGGTTTGAACCGGGTTCATCAAAATTCATACCCGCTGGCCCGCCCTGACGCCGCGCAGCTTCTTCGCGCACGTTGTAACAGCCGATCATCACGGAAAATCGTCCGGTCACGTAAAACTTGTTCCGGTGTGTGCTGACCGGTTTGCTGCTTTGCACGCCCAGGAACGTGACCCACACGGCGGGCAGAATGTGAACTACCGCGCCCATGTCTTCCAGTTCACCGCCGTAGCTGTTCACCTCTTTGGCCATCTTGCCCAGGCCAAGGCGCAGGCGTTCGACAATGGCGTTTTCTGTTAACGTGATCATCAGTAACCGCCTCCCTGAGTTGAACGGCGCGACCAGTTTTTCGAACCTGAACAGAAGGCAACGCTGCTGCCTGCGGACGGCACCGCCGCACCGGTATCGGCAAACACGCCCAGCGTCACTGTGCCGTTAGCGACTTTTTCCAGATAGCGGATCGCATCACGATAGCGGTCACGGATTTCGTCGCTGCACGTTCTTTCTGTACCTGTCAGGCGGTAACGGGCGATGTCACAGCAAATGCCTTTTAAAATCGGCGGCGTTTGCGGTAACGGCAGTTTGTAGCGTCCGGCGATGTAACCGTTGATTTCATCCGTCGCCTTCGCTAGCCCCTTGCCTAACACGTCAGCATCAACACTGCCTGTAAGTTCACGGTCGGACAGTGTCCGCACTTCGCGTTCGCCGAAGCTTTCAATCATGTCATCGCTGGACGCGTACATCGTTATGCCCCTGCGCCGGTTGACCCGTAAGCCATTTGCCAGAATCCGAAGCCCGCCACACCGCGCGCTTCCGCGCCAAACTTGAACATGCCGCGCATAAAGACGTCGTCAGAATCAGGGTTAGTCTGAGACACAAACACCGGTTTTTTGCGCTGCTGGAAAATCAGCGGTTTAAGCGGGCGTGAGGTGTCAAACAGGAACCACTGGGTGTCTGATTCGAGATAATCGACGACCAGCACTTCGGCGGTGCCCTTGTACGGGTTGACCTTGCCGTCTTCCAAACGGTCAGTGGTCATCAACGCGTTGGCGGTATCTTCCAGCGCAGGCGGCACAATCAGAAGATTTGGGCGCACGTTGAGCGGGCGACCATCTTCGTCTTTAAACTTGCGCATCTGCGTGCGCCCCGCGCCGTAACCCGCTTTTGCGGCGGCAAGGGTATCAATCGACAAGGGCGCTGTGCCGAGGTTGGAATACGTCATTTTTCCGACCTGGTGCTTAGCGCTGATAAACGGCTGGCCGTCGTAGCACTTAGCTTTAAACGCCATGCTAAGCAATTTAAAGACGATTTCGTCCGGCCACTGTTTTGCAGAAAAACCGGCGTCCTGCGCCTGTGGTGCGTAGATGCCCAGTTCATCGTCTTCGATGTCGTCGCGGCTGACTTCGATAGTGGCTTCAAAGTTTTCATTGGTCAGCGTGTAGCTGCACGCTTCCAGCGCCTTAATGACTTTGTCGCCAATCCATTTACGCATACGCGGGAATTTTTTAAGCCACGCATAATCGTTTGATTTACTGGTCGACGGCACCATTGTCGCGACTTTCTCCCACTGCGACGGTGCGTCGGCGAACGCGTTGTTAAAGGTGGTTTTCAGGTTAACGAAAATCATCTTTACGTTGGATGCATTAACAAGCATGTGTGTAACTCCTTTTAGTAGACCCAGACACCGTCTGTGTCGATCATGATGATGGTGCCAGCCTGCGAACGGGTTGCGTCGCCGCCGTCCGGGCCTTCCGTTGCCCCGACCGTCTGGTTGTCGACGATGTAGGCACGCTTGCCCAGGCTGGCTTGTTCAACGCTACCGTCGTTCTCCCACAGAAAAGCTTTATGGCTGTGAACGTTGATGAACTGATCACCGTCAGCGCCTGCACTGTTGTCGACGCGTTCTTCAGAACGGCCCAGATAAAACAGGCCGGTTGCCTCTGTACCGTTGACGGCGAAGCCTGTGGCACTGACGCAGACGATCACGCCAGCGGGAATGATTTCCCCTTTAGCGACCGGGACTGGCGTAATTACGCAGTCACGGTACGGGGTGTTGCGGTCTTCCGTTGTTGCGGCCATTTATTCCCCCTGGAATTGTTCTGTGATGGTTTTCGGGTCGTTACCGAAGGCGTTACAAATGGCCAGCGCATCGGCGTCCATCTGCGGCGCACGATCTTTGTCCAGACCCGGCGTGTTGTTGGTCTGCAAGCCGCTTAACGCAGCAACCGGGGCGGCTTTATCCAGATAGGCTTTCAGCGACGACAGGTCTTTCTTGCCCAGGTCACGCGCCCAGGATTCCATCGCCGGATTCAGTCGCCCGTCGTTGAGTGCCACGGTCACCAGGCCGCTGACCTGATCGCCGTTAATCTGGGTCGTCAGCGCCGCCAGCTGCGTTTGCAATTGTTCAACGGTGGCTAATGGCACGAATCGCGCCGGGTCAGGTGCCTGAGTCGTCAGGGTTTGTACCTGCGTTGACAGCGCGGCGATTTGTTCGTCTTTTTGCGTTGACGTCGACACGAACGCCATCAGGTCAACACTGGCGGCGGCGACGCCCTGACCGTTGGTCAGTTTTGCGATCAGCTTTTCCAGCTCCGCTTTTACGTCGTCAGCGGTGGCCGACAGCGGCAAATTAAGCATCCAGCGCAGTTGTTCTAAAATTTCGTCCACGGGTTCCCCCTCAATTTCAAAGATTTGTGATGCAGCGGCTAAGATTTCGCCCATGCCATCCAGGGCAGGCGTATTGGTTAGCGCGGCATTGATAAGACGGCGCGGGTGACCGTCTTTGTTGTAGGTGAACAGCGGCGAGATAAAGCGGTATTCCTTCGCTTTAATCATGGCTTTCGCCGCGTCCGTCCATTCAACATCGGTGGCGAACAGGCCGACGCCTTCAACCCATTCAAGCGTTTTGAACCATCCCGCAGCCGGGGCGGGTTGGCCGTTCTTTTGTGTGTTGAGGCTTTGATGTTCGTAATCGAAGCAATACGGGGTTTTGCGGTCTTGAGCGGCGGCAATCAGCGCGCTGGCAATAGCGGCATCGAGAAACCAGCAAGGCGCATCGGTCGGGCGTCCATCTGCTGCGCGAAATTCGCCAGCGGGGAAAAGCTGAACGCGCGGCCCTGCGTCTTTAATTTCGATGCTGCAAGCGGCAAGGCGCTGATGCTGTTTCACGTTCCGTAAACCCTGTTAATTGAAATGACGGGTTAAAGGTAACGTTGGGGATTGTGGGTTTTTACCTGCGTGGGCGTAGTGGGTAAGTTTTGGGCGGGTTTTCAGGGGGAAAGGCAGTAAGTAGAAATAGGCCAGTCAGGATAAACATGCAACCCCATTTAAATGCCGTTTAAATCGCGCGAGATTGCCTTAAAGGGGGTTCAGTGCGGTCATTGTATCAGTTAAGGGCATGAGCGGCGTTACAGGCGCTTAAATTCGATGGTTCATTGTGAGGATTTAAACAGGTAATCGTCAATCGACTGAGTGACCCCGTTCAGGTCATCGTCAGTTAACGTTAAAAACGGACGCGCGGGAATGACTGACCCCGGATGATTGACCTTTTTCACCACCCCACCGCCGAACGCCAGCGCCTTTTTGTTACGCGGACGGATAACGTGCGGGCGCGTTGTGCCGCCCTGGTTGTGTATGTTGGCGTAAATGACGTTTGTCCCGACAACTGCGCTGTCGTTGTCTGAGTCAGAATCAATGGATGATTTCAGTCGTCCGGTCTTTTGCAGGATTTCCCCGGCGCGCTCGATGGGTAGCCATTTTGGTCGGCCTTCCTGCTCGAAGTTCTCCATGACGGCGGCGTGCATGTCTTCGCTGATGGCCCGCATCAGTGGCGCACGGTTTGCTATCTTTTGGGCCAGCGCTTCGAGCGCAATGCGCAGATTATCCGGGATGGTCAGAACGACTTCACTCATCGGCCCAGGCTCCCGTCACGATGTTTAAATGTTGGTAGCGGGCAACGTCACCCGGCATCAGTGCCGCCGTCTGGGTCACGACGGGGATGCCGTCCTTAATTGACACATGGCAAATTCTTGGTGTGCCAGATGTCGGTTTTTGAATGACGTAGATAAACCCGCTATTGTCCGGCAATGCCAGCACAACGTCGGGCGCGCTCAACAGTTCTGGCAGTTTTAACCATTCAGGACTTAAGACAGCATCTTGCACCGTCGCACCTTCCAGACGAATAACCGCGCTCAACGGCTGCGTGGCGAGCGCATCGAGCATCGCCGGTTTAAGTGCGCCCGGATAACGCCACTCACCCCGCATCGCTGTATCGGCGTGCGCCTGCTGTGCCCACGACGCCAGGTCGCGCGTCACCTCTTTAATCATACGGGGCTGGCCCATCACTTCTTCAACGGCCTGCGCGGCCAGGCGCGGGTCAATGGTATCGCCTTTGCGCATTAGCTGATCGCCCAGATTGGCCATATAACCTTTGCCGGGATTGGAATGGAATCCCGGATCAGGGGTAAAAACGTTGCCGGTTTTCGGGTCACGATACGCCTGCACACGGCGCGTCTCGTTATCCGTGCCATAGGGCTGGTCAATCCATTCCATACGGTCTTCGGACGACTCCAGGCCGATTGGGTGGTCTTCCAGTTCACGTTCATTACGCGCGCGAACGCCACAGCGGCACCGGTAACCGTTCGGCGGGTAGATGGTTGTCCAAATCGGATCATCGTACCTGAATACACGCCCGTTAAGCGCCGCATGCGCCGGGCGGGTACGATTGTCCATGATGGCGTCATACTCCCAATACGGGCGAAAGGCGACGTTTTCCATCATGCGCTGATAGCGACCCGCCGCATATGACGACTGCATATTGGTGCGGAAAATGGTTTCCATGCGGTACGGCATCAGCTTTTTGCCTTCAAGCTCGCCGGTTTCCGGGTTGGCCTTCAGCCCGCTGCCTACCCAGCCCTTACGCTCAAGCGTGGGCAGGATCGATGCCTGGAATTGTGCCAGGGTCTGGCCGTTCTTTAACGCCTGGGTTAACGACTGCTGAACGTCCGCTAACACGTCTTGCTTGAGTATGCCCGCCACGGTGAAGGCCGTCGCGTGTGCGCTGTCTTCCACGTCATGCCAGTTAAAGCCGATGACGTAGCCTTTTGATTCGAAATATTCAATTGCCTTCGCCGGGGGTAACGTCGTGGCAAAACCCAAATCAACCGGCATTTAAACGCCCCCAGATATCCGCAACGAAAATGGCCTGGGCGATCAATTGTTCCATTTCTTCGGCGTTTACGTTCGGGTAAGCGTCAGACAGCGCCGCGCGTGCCTCGTCGGGCGATTGCCCGCTGGCCAGTGCATCAAGTACCGGTTTGAGCATCACGGTCATCGCTTTGCCCACCGCGCTGGCCAGCGTGTCCGGTGCGCCGTCAATCGCGTCCTGTTCCTGCGTGATGCTGACCTGGCTATTGACCTGCGCTAATGCGGCAAGAGACAGACCGACCGGCTGCGGGCCGCCAAACGGGGTCATCTGGCTTTTGACCAGGATGGCTTCGCCTTTCTCCGGTTCCGGGATGCGGGTTTTTTGGCGCGCCCATTTCACACCGACCGGCATGCCTGCGGTGACCAGCTTGTCGATGGCTTCAGCGGTAGCGGTCAGGTCTTCAGGCTCGGAGGTATCGAATTCAAACCGGCACATACGACGTGGGGTAATATCGCCGTACCCGTTGAGCACAAACAGCGGGTAAAGCAATTCCCGCGTCAGGGTGCTGGCAAGCTGAATGGCGTCACTGGCCATCAGGTCATGACGGACTTCGTTATGTACGTTGCCCAGCGCGTTAGTGCTGCTCTTGCCATCGGCCTGAGACGTGAGTGTTGCGCCCAGGATAACTTTAGATTGCGTGCGTTCGCACCAGTCAATCATGTAAGAGAACGGATCCACCTGGCCTTCTGCGGCTGACTGAAAGTCGATGGTCATGCCGTCCGGCATGATACCACCTGCGTTGTGACCCAAATCAATGATGGCGTGCATCAGCGCCATCTTCTGGTCTTCCGTCGACCCGGCTGGATATTTACCGACCCGCATCGGCAAACCGTAAATCTCCAGAAATTCAGCCAGATCGCGCGCGGACAGGTTCTTAAACAAGTACGGCCAGGCCAATACGCGGAATAACCCGGATTCGGCTAGCCAGCCGCTTTTCGCGCGGTGCTTGTGTAACACCCAGCCGAACGGCTGCAAGGTCGCGCCGTCCAGTGAACCGTCGATTAAGCGAATGGAATTACCATCATATTGCGGCGTTTGGAACCAGCGCTGCGGGCGCTTATGAAACGCCTTCGGTAACCAGGTATTGTCGGCCCGTTCCCATTCGATTTCGACCGGCGAAAAACCGTGCCCGATAGCGTCGAGCATGTCGAAAATGAGCGTTTCAAAATCTGGCAAATCTTCGAACCATTCAGCGGCGGCGGCGGCCATGTCTTTTTCACGCGCGGTGGCGTTACGCGGGGGGACGATGCTCCAGTCGAGCGACATCACGGCGCGGCGGCGCTTGCTGAGTTCGGCAAAAATATGGCCGTCGCGTTCTTCCATGTCGGTGAAGAAGTCAGACTGGCGGGTTAAATATCCCTGTTCGGCTTCGCGAAACATGGCGTAAAGCCGTTGCACGGTCACGCCTTTTGACGGGTGTTCGGCCCACTGCATACGCAACATCGCGTCGGTTTCTGACTGCTGTTCTTTGAGCGTACTTTTAGACAGCGGATTACCGTAAATGTCGATTAACTGGCCCATTACCAGCCTCCTTTTGAAAATCCAGTGCGTCCACCGCTGCGCCCACCGGACAGCGACCGGTATTCGCCGACCGGGGCGCTGGTGACCGCAAGCGCCCACAGCATGTGTAAAGCATCCGGGCCATCGTCATGATCGGCCTTCGGGAAGTGGCGAAGTTGCTGAATAAGTGTTGATTGTGATGGATGCAGGCGGATCAAGCCGTTTTCCATGTGCGGCTGTAACGACTCAATGCGCAACAGCTTGTCGGTGTGAGGGATAACCGCACGCGCGGGAACCGGAATACCCAACTGCGCAGAACGTTTGATAAGTTCGGTGCGTAGAAACTCCTGAAACTGCACGGACTCAATGCCCCAGACCAGGCACTGGTATTCACGCTGCAAGTCAATAACGTCACTGATAATCTTATCGGGCAGGCGCTTACGAATTGCCGCCTCGACCACGTCCAGAATGCCGGTCATGCGGTTAAACCCGCCGACCAACAATGCTGACGGGTCACGGCTTGCGCCGCTCTTGCCCAGGCTCGGATCGCAGGCACCATAAAACAACCATTCATTAAGCCGGTTAACCCAGAAGTTAATGCAGGTGGCGAAGATGGCGTCTTCACCGCTGACAGGGTCATTCTGATATTCAGAATCGAAAGTCGCATGGCCATCGCGCGCGCGTATCAGCATCAGTGCAAGGATCGGACGCGCAGACCAGGACACAATCGCGCCGTCGTCCATTTCGCGTTTGTGAAGGTTGTAGAACTGCTGGGCCGGGTCTTCGCCTTCGTTGCGTAGCACTTCCTCCCAGGCGTCCCACAAAGACATATTGATTGGCCAGCGACGTATGGCTTTAAAGCGCTTGGCCCGCCACAAGGGATTTGCCAGCGTGCGAGACAGAACGGAATCGTAATGCAGGATTGTCCCGATGTAGACAACATCCATTTTTGCTCCGGCCCCGCCAAGCGGCAACACGGTCTTTTTCAGCCAGTTTTCTGTCTTGTCTCGTTGGTCAGGGTTGCGCACCTGTTCGTCATTCTCGATATCATCGAGCACAACCAAATCAGGGCGATACGGGCCGTGACGTAGACCGCGCAGCTTCTTCCCTGAACCTGCAACCTGCACTTTGATGTCGTTGCGGGTCAGGATTGTCCCGGCTTGCCAGACGCGCCCCTGTCCGCACGCTTCAGGAAAATCAGCCAGCAAACGCGGGTTAAATTCCAGCTCTGCTTTGATGGCTTCGAGCATCGGATACGCCTGATCGATGCTGTCCATTACGATGACCGGGTAATGTTTAATGCCTAAGATAATGCACCACATAACGAAAAGCTGGGTGACGATAGTCGATTTCGCTTCGCCGCGCGGGGCGGCAATAGCGTCGTTTTCACCCTTGATGCTGCTGACAATTTCGGGTAACCGGGCGAACAAATAGACGTGCAATTCGGACGGTTCCGCGTGGCGTACATAATGTGGAAAGTATTCCTGTACGAAATAACGAAAGCCGGTGACACGATTAAAGACACACAAACGCCGTTCGGCGGTTGCCTCGAAACTGATATCGAAGCCGGTACATTCGGCTTCAATGGTACGGCGCAGGGTCGACGCCAGTTCATCCATTGAGGCCCGAAAATCTTTGACTGAAAACTTACTGGCCATAATGCCCTTTAAACCCCGTTTAACCGTGTGCCAATTGCATTTCAGCGCCAATGAATCCAATAGCCAGCACGGCTTCGCCGCCAGGATAACGGGTTAACATTTCGCGCAACGTCGCAATGCAAGTGTCGACGTTCTCCCGCTGTTCGGGGGATAGGTCAGCCATTAAGCCTTTAAACAACAGGACGGTTTCTTCATCGTGAGTCATGACGGCATTCTTTAACTGGCTCATGCACACGCCTCATTAATCAGTTTTTCAATGCGCAGCTTTGCGGCGAACGGCGTTTCGTGCTGGCCGTGGTCGACCGGGTGCGTTTCCCCGTCAGCGGTTTTGATATACGTCTGGCCTGCATTCGCGACCCACACGCGGATCACGTCACTGGCCTTCACAGATGTTGACCCGTTGATTTCTATCAGTGGCTTACCCATAACGTTTCTCCAGTGTTTCGCCAAAGTTCGGCAGGACTTCCAAAAAGGCCGCAACATGCTTCGGATGATGCTGTTGAATGAACGTTGCCAGGTCTTCGACTGTCTTCATTGCGACGGCCAGCTCGCTGGTTTCTGGCAAAATCTTCTTACTGGCGGCGATGGCTTTGTTGTACGAATCGGACAAACTGGCCAACAGTGCGACGCGTTTCTCTGCCGGGATTTCGTCACCGTTATTCAGCTTTTCCATGGTGAACTGAAACTGAGTCATCAGACCGTTCAGGATGGCCCGGCTTAAATCTTCCGGCGCGCCGCTGGCGAGAAGGTTCGCACTGCGCAGCATGTCCCAATCGTCCTGCGAGTCCTTGGCTTCTTTCTTCCAGCGCGACGCGGTCGCGAAGCTGACGCCGTTTTGCAACGCCGACATATCCAGCGACAGACTTTGAAAGATGTATGAGCGACGAACGGCGTCGCGTGTTTCTTTCGGATGCGCCATCAGATCCCCAGCTTTGTGCGAATAAGCAGAATACCCGCTGCGATAATGCCCCCCGAAACTGCACCCGCTGCCGCTCCTGCTATGGCACCGCTTTTTGTAGCGGCGTTCAGAATGGCATCCATGCTGCTTTCGACCCCATCAAGTTGCGCGCTAATCTTTCGCAACTCGGTCAACTCCGGTGTCATTGACGCCGGTTCACTGCGCCTTGTGTGCTGACGCTTACCCATTGGATCCCTCACTATGTTTTGTCCGCTTTGTTATCAATCTTGGTTTCAATGCGGCCCATCGTTTTCTTAATATCTGAAAGCAGTTGCATAAACATTTCGCGCTCCGTGCGGGCATCATCTCGCCGTTGGTAGTCCTGGCGAATGTTCGCCAGGTCATCACGTAGCCTTTTTGTTTCGTCCTGCATGTTCTTCAGCCACCAGCCGCCCAACGCTGAAATAATCATGACGGCGATGTTGAAGGCAGCATCAAGGCTCATTCCTATCTCCGTCATAGTATTCATTGAGCGACTCCAGCTTGTTTCTCAACGTCAGGCACCACTGGCCATAGCGTTTTATGTGAGACAAAAGCGCCTGCGGTGTCAGTCCGTGTTTGGCGGTGCGGGCATCGGTGGAATGGATAGCATTTCGGTCGGCGGCTTCTGACACTGCGTCACCACCACTGCGGGGTTGATCGTCGCCGGGGTATCCAAGCCCGGTGAGGTAGAGGCGCAGGCTGTCAGGGCCAATGCCGGTATAGCCAGCGCCATCGCGTAACGTCGCATTTTCAATTTCCTGTTTGGATAATTTGCGCTGAGCAAGTTCCAGCGCCGTTTGTTTTTCCTGAAGCGCTAACGCAAGCGTGCGCCCGCGTTCTGCTTCGGCATCGCGCGCGGCCAGCGCGGTCTGAAGTGCCTGCTGATTACTTTCAGCAAGCTGGCGGCGTTCGGTATCCCATGCTGATTGTTTCTGCGCTAACGCGGTGTCATAGACGTTTGACGCATGTTCATCGCCAGCGGTATATCCGGCATGATGAAGCCACCAGGCGACACCGCCAAGCGCGGCGCACAGCGCAACGCCCGGTAATAAACGCGTGAGAATCCACTTAACGATGCTGCTGCCCATTCGGTTCCTCCGGGGCTGGCCCCGGTGTTGTGCCGGGAACCATTTTTAACTTCTGGTGAACCTGAACGCCTGCATGTGTGACCCATGCGCCGAGATATAATCCCAGCGCCGCATCAGGTTCGCGATTCATGGCAACGCAGATAAGAAGCGCGATTGAACTGACGATCAACGCCGTGACCGTGATGGTGTCGGTCGTTGATAACCGGCCTTCACGGTTGGTGATCAGTTCTGCCAATCGGTTAAAAATCGCCATGACTAAAATCCCTCTTAACATGAGTTCAAGCCGGATAGGTGGCGAAAGGTAGCTGGAAGTGCGGGCCGTCTTTGAGTGTCTTCCAGTCGCCGCCCCATTCAATCGGGGTCGACAATTCGCTGGCGGCTTGCTTAAAGGCTTCAGCAATTTGTTGATACAAAGGCCAGTCCCATGACACGTCGCGGCCAACATAGGCGACAACATCAACCGCATGGCCAGTAAGGTGACGGCTGTTCATGGTCTGACTGCTGCCCTGGGCAACCATTTCTTTCTGGCGCTCTGTGGTGCGCAGACCTTCGGTGATGCCGAAATCAACGGGGGAAAGCTGCAACGCACGACGCGTTACGGCAACTAAGTCGGGATGAACGCCCGTCAGATTGGATTCACTGCGTTTGCTAAATGAATAAGAAGACATAAAAAAACCCTCATCAAAAGATGAGGGTTATTGTGTGCGTCGGGGAATTTGTCAGCCCCTAACGGGGGCGTAGTGGGTAGATTAGAACAGGCTTTTTTGCTGGGGTTCCGGCGTGCTGGAACGGGCCTTTAACAGTTCCCAGGCGCGGGTCGATGCAATCCCGTATTTTGGACAAACCAGCGTCAGGGCCATCGTGATGGATTCACCCGCGTCGCACAGCTTATCAACGTCGGCAAGAAAACAGCGGTTACGCCATGCGCGCCATGCTTCCTGACAGCGGGGAATGTACAGCCGTTCTCCCCCGAAGTGCTGAATGATCATCATGACTTGCTCCGGTGTCAATACCTCCTGTAAAAGTTCGATGCGGGCATGCCCCGCACCGCGCAGCCCTTTACCCACTGGAAACACCACCCCGCCAAATTGCTCAATAAGCTTTCCCGTTGCAGGGAAGCCAATCAACGCGGCGATGTGTTGCACTGAATCGGGTAACAGGTCTTTGACTTGTTCTAAATCGGGCTGCGCATGTTTCATCCGTGCCTCCCATGCCGCTTGGCATCGACGATAAGCATCTGCATCACTTTACGCACCTGATCGTCATTGAGCCATTCAAACGGCTTTTTTTCGCCCAGCATGCGTTCAGTAACGCCATCGAGATATGACCAGGGCCGATTGGCCTCAGCCAGCATGGCTTCGATTTTCTTGACCATGCTGCTGCGTCCTGCGGCGACGTTAGGGCGGCGACCGGTCTGTTTAACCGGCGTAAATCCCTGTTCACGCATATAGCCGATGACGCGCTCCAGCTCCGCTTCGCTGCACTGTGTCGCGCTACGGTGGCCAGTGATGCGGGCCAGTACACCACGATACGTTTCGTCGTCCCAGCCCAGCTTTGATTTCCCAGTGTGGATGATGCGAATTAAATTACTCATGGCTTAGGCTCCCACAAGTTAGCGTGACCAGTCACGCTGGTTAAATTCATTTGCAAACAATCACGCGTAAACCAGCATGCGGCTTCGCCTTTATGCAATGAACGGCAACCAGCAGGCAACTTTTCACCACAGCGCTTACATCTGCCCAGGCTATTTTCCTGACGCTCTAACCGGGCTTTATCTGTGAGCAACAGCAATGCAATGTATTCACGCCCCTGATACGGTGACCGCCCAGGATTGCGCCGCGCACAACCAGATATCAGCGCGTCATACTCTTGGCCTGTTAATACTAATTCGAGGCGATGGATCCCCGCCGCCGCGTCTTTTGCCCGCTGCGCGGCTTTGCGCTCCTTTGGTGTTTTAATAGTCAGCGATTTATTCATTTTCGCCGCCTTTTGCCGGAAGCACTGCATCAACTGGCAAGCATGTATAACCAGCTGGCAAATGCTGCTGCCGGATGTCTTCAGCACAGTTTTTAAGGTCTGGGTAGACATAGCCTTGCGGCTGATAATCGCAAGGCTGGAAGCTGTAGCAGACCATCAGAAACAGACCATACATTATGAAATCCTCCAGCGGGCTTTATGCTGTTCAACCGCCTTTTTCATGGCCTGTTTAGTCGCATTGGTGAAAACGGTGCGGTTACGAGCATCAAAGAATTTAAACCGCATTTTTCCCGGTAAATTGGTACGTTCGACAACGGTGCTGGCGTCTGATAGCGAATAGGTGCGTACGGTGCCGTTGTCCATGTACGTGCAATCCTTAACGAGTAAAATCATTTTGCGCCTCCAATTCTAAGAGGCTGGGGAACGCCCGCCCCATTGACTCCGTGGTGCAATCTTGCATTCAATCCGGCCCTGTATCCGGCTTCAGCAGCGTCGTCACTTCCGCGACAGGATTTGGCTTCGCGTAGCTCACCAGTTTTTAGCCCGGCATCCTCCATCAACTTACGGCGGCAAATTTCCATCAGGGCACTTTCTTGTTTAGTTACGGCAAAATCATCGACTGCCTGATATGCACCAGACACCCAGCTTTCGCAGAAGGTGTCAGCGCGAGCGGTTTTAGTGCTGGCCTTAATGTTTTTGCGCATGCTTGCGCGGTATTCTTTGCGGGCTTTCATCATTTGGCGCATTAGAACGTCAAAGGCGTAAGCCGCAATCTGCGGGCGTTCGTTTGGGCCATAAAAAACCACTATGCGCTTTGGTGGAAAAACACTTTTATAGTCATGAAAACACTTCACACCAAAAGCCCAACAAATAACCGCCGCGAGATTCCCCATGTATTTGGGAATAGCTTCAGCATTGGATGGCGCGCCCGCTGAATTGGCTTGTCTAATTTCCATCAGGTCAACATCTGTCGCAGTGAGGTTGTGCTCTTTCATCAGGTTTTGAGCCTGTCGCATAGCGTTAGCGGCTTCATTCGCATTGCTGCTCTTTTTTGCTAAATTCAGAAGTTTTTTAATTTTCTGAAGGTATTTATCTTTATCCATAATTATTGAACCTCAGATTATGGCGCAAGCCTGCCCAGGCGGGTTTACGCCATAATTAAATAAGATTTAAATGCGGTTTAAATTCAGCTCGTCGGGGTCAATGAATTCACGTTAGCGAAATAAGGTTCTAAGTTAATTTCGACAACTGTCGATTCTTCGAAACCTTCGGTTTTCCGCATATCGCGCGCAACATCGACCGTCTTGACCAATTTACCGCCGCGTAATGCTTTTGACGGTTGGTAAATAAAGTGACTTCCGACCGGATGCTTAGAATTAAACTGTTTCGCGTGCATTTGGATGCCTCCAGCCCAGTTTTGCGGCTGCTTCGCAGAACTCCGCGCGTTTGATCGCCCAGAACAGCTTGGCTGCGCAACAATTGCTTTTGATCGCCTTATCCCACAGATTCGCAGCGGTGGAATACTCGCTGCGGTGTTCCGCGCGGGTTGCGCCGAGCGCGTAGATGGCGAAGCTATTTCTGACCTTCCGGTCATCAATTTTATTCATCTCATACCCCCGCAATATCTAAAGGGATTGGCGCGTATTGGTCAGTGTCGCCAACGCGTTTATAAACGCGGATATATGAGCGACTCCCTACAACCTGCACGGCTTCACCGATGGCCTTCATGGCACGCTGCCAGCGTTCGTCCTCGATCTCATACCGGCGCAGGGCCAGCACAGCGCCGGTATTGATGTCACCTTCTTTGTCTGTGGAAAACGCACGATTAATAATGGTATGAATTTCCGGGCGGGCACCGTCCACCCATTCAGCCAGGCATTCATCAATCAGGGCTTTCGCTGACTGCAAGCGCTCGTCAAAGGCCAGGCGGTCTTGCATAGCGCGCTGAATCTTATATTTACCGTCGAATGAATACAGGGTGACATTGCCTTTTTTACCGCCGAGACTGACGCCGTACTCGTTCGCTGACAGGTCAACAAATGCCGCAATGTCAGCGAAAACAGTTAATTTAAATTCGCTCAGAATTTCACTGACCGTAATGGCTTTGCCGACCAGTTCCGCGACCAGACCATCACGCGCTTTGTCGATGTCTTTAATCAGACTTTCGGGCGTCATCACGCCTTTGGCGTCAACCCAGTAACCTGCGGGCGCTGCTTGTTCGGTAAATTGTTTGGTATTAGTGGACATTGCTATTTTCTCCGTTGGATTTAATAGAGGTTTCTTTTTCGCAAAAGCTTTTAAAGTAAGTATCCAGATTGCCTTTTAATTCTTCAGCGGCCTCCAGTTCATGAACGCATGTAGAGTTTTTCGATAATTCCATTGTGGTTTCAAAATCAATTTGATTTTTACCAACATGATTAATAATTATGGTTACTTTAACAGCCATAATAATATCCTCCGTTAATGCCAGATAATCTGGCAGTCATGAATGCGTGAGGTGCGCACGGTGCGCGTAATACCGTGCTCCTTAACGTCGATTGAGATAAACGGCCAGACCGGTTGGTCGTTTGGTGCTTGCGCTGTGATAACTGGGCGTGCAGCCCGGCGCTTGCAGGTGACGACGCTGCAACCCTGATTTTCCAGTTCTGCGCGTGCTTTATTAATTGCTTCAAATTGATTTAGCATAATTAAACCCTTATTAATTAATCAGCATCTTTGAATATTCTTCGACCAGCTTGACCGAAATCCCTTGATTATCGATTTGGCCCGCACGTACAACACCGCGCGCCAATTTAAATAAACGGCGGTAATTACCTTTCGCGCCTTTATAAAACGCATCCAATAACGGGGCTTCGACATTCACTTCGCCGTCGTCGTCTTCCGGCAACATGTTGGCCAGAATGTCGTCGAAGTCAGCGCGTTTGAGGTTGGCGTCTAAATCGAGAGCCATCCCCACGCGGCTATAAAGCTGCGCATATTCACCACGACGGCCTTTCAGGTTCAGCAACAGGCGAGGCATACCGGCCAGAACGATGCCGACGCCTGTTCTGTCGTGGATACGGCGCAGCACTTCAAGTGCGCGGTATGGCAATAATTCGGCCTCGTCGATTAAGATGGCTTTGCCGGTATCGCGCAGGGCGTTAATACAATTCTCTGACAGTTCGTGAATGTTGCCGCGCTTGTTCACGCCCAGTTTGATGCACAGTTCTTCTAACAACACCTTGGTGGTGAAACCTGGATCCGCTTCAATCAGAATGGCGCTTTGGTCGCGTGACGCGTATTCACGCATGGCCATCGTTTTACCCAGACCCGCCGACCCGTAAATCACGCCAATGTCGCCGTCTAACTGCGTGTTACGCATGATTTCAATACAGCGTTTAGCCAGTCGGGTCGGCACATAACCGACGCGCACGGTGCGGTTACGCTCTTTCTCTTCTTCGCGGCTGATAAATTCATTAATGGCGTGTTCAACCGCTGAAATACTGCCGGTATATTTGCCGTTAATATATTGAGAAATAACCGCCGTACTTAATCCGGTTTTCGCTGCAACTTTGCTTTGGCTGTAGTGCTTCCGCGCCATGAGGCGTGATAAGTTTTCTTTAGTATTCATTTTTCAATTCCTAACGATGGGTGCCGCTTTTTAAATCGTCGTCTAAGTCTGCGTTAAATATGTAGACTTGCTCTTTATCCTGACTCGGTGCCGCTGGCATAAAGCGACTAAAGTCAGTTTCCGGTTGGGACGCAATGGCTGGCCGTAATTCGTCTTCGGCGTCACGAATACCTTTCTGTTTCAGGGCAATCATGCGTTTGACGCGTTCTTCCTGCGCTTTCTGGACTTTCGCCACCGGCACTGGGCTGGCTTTGTTGCCGTTCCAGACAGCGATGCATACAAAGGTGCCGTCCATCTTGCGGATGACCACTTCACTGGGGTCATGAATATCGAAGGCTACGCGCACTTTGTCGCCGTCGACGTTAATTAAATCTTTATGGAAATACTGGTTATTTTCTAATTCAATCCAGCCACGCTGGGCGACGCGTATTTCCTGCGGCATAAACATTTCACGTAATTCACCTTCGGAAAGGTATTCAATATTGTCGCCTTCTTTTTCTAACATCGCTTTACGATAAACAGCGGGGGAAATATGTTTCCCGTTTACTTTTGGTAATTCGCTGTGTTCGTGCCCGGCATTGTATTTTTCGATTTCTTCTTCAACCGCGTCGACCAACTGCCGCCATGTTGGCAATTTCTGGATGGTCTTTTTGTTCTGGGCTGTCAGTTCGCGATTGTCACGAAGGGCATTGCTCAGGCTGTTAAGGTGCTGACCATTGAGGCGGGCGACATTGGGGTCAACGCTCAGGCCATTATAGGTTTGAAAGCGCATGGCCAGACGGCGCGGTAACACACCATTCAGGCGTTCAATGATACCGCGCGCTTGCGGGTTGCCCGGAATACCGGTCATGTGCTGAATACCGAGGCGCGGGAAAATACCGGTAATGTCGGCGTCTAACATTCTGTTCTTTTCACCGCCGCCGTTATCTGAATAAACAAATAATGGCTTTCCGTGATGCTTCATGGCGTGGCGGTAGGCATCGGCCACCGCAATGGCACTTTCTGACAGTGACAGACTCCAGCCGACGATATAGCGCGTGCGGCCATCAATAACCATCGTCAGTTCCGGCGTGAACGGGCGACCGTGGAACGGGTGCGCCACCTTCATGTTCAGTGACTTACCGTCAGAAATCCAAATACCGTTAACAGGCATTTGTTCCCAGTCACGCTTCTGATAAACATCGTAAGCACGCGCCGCCGACCCGGTCACGCGACCGATAACGCGCTCTTTTAACGACAGCTTATTTGCCAGACGTTGCACGGCGTAGTAAGACGGCAATGTCTCCATCATGGCGGGCTGGTCGTGATAAATTTCACGCCATTCGTCGCTGAATGAGCGGTACGCTTCGCGCAGGTTCGGCCCGTTCTGGTTGCGGTAGTGCGGCATAAACAGGGTATAGAACCAGCCTATGTCTTCGGGACGCTTCTCTTTTGTATGACCGGGTGCCAGCAGTGCCAGCCGTTCGCTGCCTGACTGCGTACTCATGTAGACCGATAACCAGCCTTGCAAGCGACGGGCGCTGACGCCTGTTCGTTGCACGCCGCGCCGCGCATTGGCAACGTCCGCCGCCGACTGGATACGCAGCGGCAAAGAGCCATTGCGGGATGCTTCGGCAATCATTTCAACCGCCGCCGCGCGGGATAATCCCGCTTCGCGCATCCGTAAAACTTCCTGCGCCAGCGTGGCGCGGGCATCGGCGATCTGTTTTTGCTTTTGGGTCAGCGCCGCCACTTCACGATCAAGCAGCGCCGGGCACTGGCGCATCACTTCAAGTTCTTTGCGTTTGGACGCTTCCACCTTCGCTTTAATGGCGGGTGATTTGGCTGGCTTTTCATCCATCAGCTTTTTGAAGTGCAGGTCTTTTAAAGCCTCCTGCGCCATCGCTGGCAGACATTCAATATTGTATTCAAACGCTTTGCTGCCTTGACGCTTACGGACAAGCTCAGGTGACGTCCCAGTTAATTTTTTAAGTGCGGCCCTAACGCCCTGGGCGGTGCCAGGTAATCCGGCAACACCCACCAGTTCATTCACGCTGAAATACATAATCAAGACGCCTTACGTTGTTCAGGGTAACGGCTTGGCCAGATGCAAGCCGGAATTGTTCCCAGTGCATCAGCGATGATGCGTTCCGCTTTTGGGTAGGGACGGGACAGCGCATTTTTCAGCGTATCCGGGGCCAGACCGGCTTTAACAGACAAGTCGCGCATATTAACGCCTGACTTGTGCAACGCGGCGACGATGTCGATGCGGTGCCAATCCTCTTTTGCTTCAAAGTGAGTCAT